TACACTGGCTCACTTGCCAGCCAGGATTCCCAAGGCATCATCCAGTTCGCGCCGGGTGCCGTCGCCCGCAGCAACGCACGCACGCCCCCGGCATCATGCACGCCGCGTATGGTGTTCCAATGCCATAGGGGCTCCGTGTCAAGCGTGATGTGGGAAACCTGCAACCGCGCCGCCGCAAGCCATCGTTGCGCCACATCAGACCATCCCGGCCGGTATCGGTAATCATCTGCCGTAAGCAAAAGGTATTCGTGTTTCTTTGTGAGCCTTAGCACGCCTTCCATGAACGTCAAGTAACCGGCTGGCACGTCGCGCACCGAGTACGCCTGGTCGATACGGCCCTCCGCCGTGAGCGTGTCAAGCGCCGCTAAGGTTTCATCGTTCACCCCGACTTGCATCACGGACACATGGAGATTGTGCCGGTCATGTTCGGTCATTGATCGCACGGTATCGGCGAAAAGCACGGCGCGGCCCCAGTTCATAAGGACAACTGAAATCATAGTTTTGCTCGCAGAGAACACCGGCATGAAGGATGGAGGGGGGGACCCAAAATATCCGAGTACTCAAAATTCATTTCGATGCGCTCGCCCTTGAAGTTCACGCGCATGGTATCGCCCTTCTCATAAAAGTTTTCATCGGTCGGGATCTCGCGGCCATCCAGCGCCAAACAAAAAGGGCAGGCGTCCCCGGCCGCGTCCCAGATGAAAGCCTCAACGACTTCGGTTTCAATCCATGCCGTGCGCTGGCCCACGGAGTACGCGCGGGCGGTCTCCGTGCGGGCGATCATTTCGGCACGCCAGTTCTCCAGGTCATCGCCGTCTTCATATGGCGTGTAGTCCTGCGTGTTCGGATTGAATCCGAAAACTTGCGAGACGCGGTCCGAGAGTTGCGGGATTGACTCGCCAAGCTTCGTACCTTCGGCGAGTGTGAATTTCAACTTGCCGATACTGGTTTCACCCGCCGATTCCGCGAACTTGTAAGCCTCGCGCCGTAACGCCTGTTGCACACGCGGCCGGTCGATGTAATCGGTCAGCAACACTCCAACGCGCTCGGATGCGTTCCGTGCGCCCAGCTTGGCGTAGTACCCGACTTGGTTCTTTGTCAGCTCCGCGATTTCATCGGCCCACCGCTCGGAGTTGAGCCACGCTAGGTCCATATCCTCCCAGACCTTGCGCCCTATGGTTTCCTGGGCCTGCCGCGCAAAGACACGTTGCATGTTGCGTACCATTCCGCGCTTGATCGGGTTCGTGATGGGCCTTACATGCCCATCATTGGCAGCCTTCACGATCGGACCATATGCGATGCGGTGCAACATGTTCAGGTGTTCTTTGAAAACGATATTCACTTCGGCGGCTTTTCCTCCGGTGCCTTCGGCGGAACGGGCGTGACAATCGGCGGCTCCTCTTTCGGTTTCGGCTTGATGGGCGTGCTCAATATCTTGCGGGCTTCGGCCTCGTCGATGGTCGGGAACGCAACCATCATCACGGCCGCGCCAGCGTCGACGGACAGGATGCCGTCGGACACGGCCTGCACGATTGCGATCAGGCCGGTGACTTGTGCACCATTCAGGGCGGTATCAGCCACGGTCGCATCGCCCGCAATGGCCGCTGCCGCGACTGTAGGCTTCGCGGGGGTCTCACTATCCTTTGCCGGTTTTGCGGCCTCTTGGGGTGGGCTGGGCTGCTTCGCTGGCGTTTCGGCGGGTTCCGAGATAAAAGCAGCGGGAGAAGCCAACGCAAACGGATCGTCGGCGCGTTCATCGTCGAGCGGGGCTAATTGCCTTGATGCTCGTATCTCGTTGACGCTCCGGACGTGACCAGAGAGGTCAGCCTGTTCCTGCTGCAGATCAAACTCCCTGTCACGGGACGCCACCGCGTCGAACTCGCACCAGAGGCAATCATCGAACAATGGGAAGTATGACTCGTTCAACTTCTCCGCGATGCGTGACAAGGACGGGTCGAGTTCAAAGCGACCCCACTGGTAAATAGCACCCTCGATGCTTGCGCGATTCGGGTTGTCGGCATAGAGCGCCTTGGGCTGCCCGAAGGCGTTTGTAATCTCCTCGATGTTCCATGCGTGGGATTGCATGGCGATCATCTCGCGGGGACTGAATGCGATCTTGTCGATGCTGAATGACTGGTCGGCAACGTGAACACCGCGCTGCGATTTGAGTTGTTGCGTCCATTCCATCTCGACATCCCGGCGCTGCCGCGCATCGAGCGTTCCCTTGTCATACTTCACGACGAGTTCTGATACGCCGTTGTTCTTGAAAAGTTTGTCCTCGTACTTTTGGCGAGCAAGCTCCGTATCAATGGCCCAGAACGCCTGCTCAATACGGCCCTGCCCGTAGAACGGCGAACGCATGTTCGGCCTTCTGAAATGAATCACCTCATCGGGGCGTAATGTCACACGGCCCGCGCCGCGTCCGTACATATAGCCCTTGATGAAAAGTTTGTCGTCTGGGATGATTGTGACACGCGCAGAATTAAGTACCCACAACTCGGATGGCACGCCGAGCGGGCCTTTTTTGACCCACCAGTACGCATCACCGGTACAGTCCAGAAACATGGACGTTTCCTCGAAGAAGTCGTGATGGTTGCGGAACGGGTTGCATTTCTCCAACAGCGTGAGCGATGGATGCTCCGTGATTTCGATCAACTCGCCTTGATCCTGGGCCTTGGCGATCACGCGGAACGGGAAGTTCTTGGGAATAGTCTGGCCGGGCTTCCGGGTGTAATAGAGCCGGAGCTGTGCGCTGGCGATCTCACCGGCATTGCGGCCTGCCGCGATTGATGCGATAGACCGGCACAAGCGCACACTGTCACGTGCATCGAAGTCTGCGACATCGCCGAACACACTCACGATTCCGGTTCCGTCCGCGACGGGATTCTGGGATGCGGCTGGTGCGGCCTTTGAAAACACGTTGCGGATTGATTCTATCAGGTTTGGCATGTTTGCTCCTTTGTTTTTTTGACGAGCCAATCCAGCTTACAGGCAGACGGGATACCAGCGGCGTGAATCAGCAAGCGGGACGGTATTGGTTCTCCGATGCGAGCAGCCACACTCGGTAACTCGCGCACCATGCGATGAAGCGTGCGTTGCTCCCACCACGGATCATTGATCTCGGTTGGTGTTGCGGCGTCAAACCACATGGAAAGGAACTGGTCAACCCACGGCGCACTTGGCGGCACGATCATGCACCCGCAGTTGATACCGTTGAGGTCGGAAGCAAACCGGATACGGGCAGGGTCAGCCGTGAAGTCGTACAGCGTTGCGCCATCCCGGAACAAACAATCGGCATCCATCCACACAACGGTTTCAGACCGCCGCGAGAATAACCGGAGTTCCGACAGCTTGCGCCATGATACCGGCCGTGTTCCCGGTATGTTCTGTTCAAAGTCGGACATGATCGCAATGCCCTTGTTCATTTCGCACCATGCCGAATGGTTGCGATGCGCGTATTGTGCAACGCGATTCCATGAAGGGTCTGACATCATGGCACCGGAGACAACAAGTATGGATCGTTTGTCCATCAGAAAATGTCTTTCTGTTCAGGCTTGATTGTCTTGAATAGGTACTCGAAGAGTTCCTTGAAATAAATGCGCCCGAAGTCATGTTCGTGGGCCTCGCACCATGCGTATTGCGCGGGCTTCGTGACGGCGAGCCAATCCAAGAACCGTTTGACTGTCATGGCATTCATCGAGTGCGGGCAGATGTCCCGATCAAACATGTGATGTTTCTGGCAAAGTACCACGATGTTTTCAACGGTGAACTTGTGACGGGGACAGCGGGACTTCGTGATGACATGATGGCCCGCCGTGGCGTGCGTGTTTCTGATACCCTGTGAGGCGCAGACTTCACAAGGCCGCCCATGGAATTGAAACATGAACAGCTTTTCGCAGGCGTGCTTGTACCACCGCTCGGAACCGGCCTTGGTTGTGGGGATGCGGTTCACGCGAACCTTCGAATGATGGGAAGCATGACCTTGCGGAGATTCACAATGTTTCACAATCATGGTTCATTGCCATCTTGCTCCGTCGTTTGTATATTCTCCGTTCATCGCCACGCCTCCGGTGTGTTCATGATGCGGTTGTCGCGTTCGGACTCCGGTTCATTCTCAACCTCGTGCCAGCGTTCGTCGAGAATGGCCTTGCGCTGGCCCAGCAAAGTGGCGAGTTCGATTAGGGCGGGGGTATTCGGAGAAAGCGATTTCGTTGCGGCTACGGGCGCGGCGGGCGGAGTTGCGCGGCTTTCTGTGCGGCTATCCATTCAGCATTGCCTCTGCTCTCTGGCGTTCCTCCGGGGTCATGGAGCGCAACAGGTCCGCTACGCGCTCGTCGATCCGAGAAATGGCCGGAACTGTGGGTAGCATATCAGAACCGACATGCGGGTCAAGCATTGATTGTGACAGCTCGTTTAGGGCGATGGTTACCCCGTCCACCATGTCATCGTGCTGGCAATCCTCCGCAAACGCTTCGACTTCGTCCAGAAAGTCTTTGTTCCACGCGCCCGCCACGAGTTTGACGTTGCCAGCCTCCGCCGCCGCCGCGAACGGCATTGCGCGTTGCAACTTGCTCACGGTCGGGTGGACGCCCGCGAAACTGAATCCTTGCAAGACGTGCCGCGCGTAGTGGTCTATCGTGATGTTCCCGCTTGCGCCACCCTCGCGCTCCATCCGTATCGGCACGTTGCGACCGTCACCGATTGCCGTTGACCGTACCAGGTTCTCAACGCCCATCGGTGATAACCGCTCCCGCCGCATGTCGCAGATGTACCATACGCCGTCGAGAAAGCCCACCAGGGCCCCGGCCGTCCAGTCGGGCTCGTTGTTTTCGCTGACCGGCGTGCTTGCTAGGTCCCATCCGCGCATGAGCCGCAACCGGTCCGAGCGGGGATAGTCGGGCACGATGCCGAACCACTCGCGCTTGATAAAGCCGGCCGCCAGTGAAACGAAACGCCCTTCAA